CCTGGCGGTGTCCCTGCAAGACCCGGCGGGCAACGGCTACGTCATCGACCTGCCGGCAGTGAAGTACACGGCGGGGCAGCGCGTCGCCGGTGGACCGGACGACGACGTGATGGTGCCGCTGTCGTGGTCGGCGCACGCACACGCCACAGAGGACGTGACGATTCGTATCGCGCGCTTCCCGGTGGCCTAACCGAAAGGAGCACAAAGCATGAAGTTGAGCGCCATACGCGCTGATTTGGACAAGGAGTTGCAGGGGGCCTGGGTGCCGTATGCGGGCGACATCGTCTTGAAGATCGCCCGCTGGAACAACGAGCGGTGCCAGGAGGTGTACCGCAGGCTGCTGGACGAGCGCAAGGTGCTGCTCGGGGCCAAGGAGTTGACGGACGAGCAGCGTATCGACGTTCAGAAAGAGGTGGCAGCCCAGACGATCCTGGTGGACTGGAAGGGCGTCGAGGACGACGACGGCCAGCCGATCCCGTATTCGAGCGACACGGCCCTGGAGTGGTTCCGGGACAAGGAACTGTGGCGGCTGTGGAACTTCGTCTTCATGCAATCCCTCGAGGAAGAGAACTTCCGCAAGGAGCAGGTCCGGGATGCAGAAAAAAACTCGGCGACGTCCTGAGGTGGCAACTCCAGTGGGGGCCATACATCGGGACGCTGAGGCAACGAGCGGCCAAGGGCCTGCCGACGCCGGCGTGGGACGGCAGGCCGCCACTGCGGCAAGAGTGGGCGTGGGTCTATGATGGATTTCTGGTGCTGTCCAAGCAGAGGCAGGCGGGGTTCGGGGTCAATCCGATCTCGGTGGCCGATGTCCGCGCGTATCTTGATCTCGCGGGGATTCGAGAGGTGTCGCAGCGCGTGGTGTTCCTCGAATTGGTCGTGGCTCTGGATGAGATAGCGAGGCAGTGGCATGTCGAACATTCGGGAAGAGACGCTAAGCCTCAAGATTGATTCGACCGGCGCTGTGAGCGGCGCAGCGGCGTTCACGGGGGCCACCACAGCGGTTCAGGGTGGGGCCACGAAGGCGGCCGTGGCGGTAGCGGGGTTGGCGAAGAATCTCGGCGGGCTGTACGTGGGCCTCAAGGCTTACGGTGTGCTCAAGCAGTCCGTGCGGGAGTTTGCGGCGTTCGAGCGGCAGATGGCCAACGTCTCAACCATGCTGTATCGCGGCGACGCGATGAAGCATCTGCCGGCGTACAAACAGCAGATTCGCGAGTTGGCGTTGGAGTTTGGTGAGGGGACAGAGACCCTGAGCAAGGGTCTGTACGACATCCTGTCGGCGTCGATTGACGCCGGCAAGGCGATGGATGTGTTGACTGTGTCGTCACGTGCGGCCCAGGCGGGATTGACGACGACGGCGGTGGCGGGCGATGCGATTACGACGATCCTCAATTCGTACGGTCTGTCGGCGGAGTACGCGGGGAAGGTGTCCAGCGACCTGTTCGAGACGGTCCAGCGGGGCAAGCTGGTCTTTGGGGATCTGGCGACAGAGATCGGCTTGGTGGCGGCGGATGCGGCGTCGGCGGGGGTGTCCCTGGAGGAACTGCTGGCGGGCGTGGCGACGCTGACCAGGGGCGGGTTGAGAGCGCCGTTGGCGGTGACATCGTTGAGGGCGCTGATTAACGCCTTCCGGAAGCCTTCAGAGGAAGGCAAGAAGGCGGCGGCGGAGCTGGGGTTCGAGATGAATGTCACGACGCTGCGCGCGCAGCAGTTGTCGGGCATGTTGCGGATACTGGCAAAGGCGAGCAACGAGCAACTGGCGGCGATCTTCCCGAACGTGCGCGGGCTGACGGGCCTGGCGGTTGCCCTGGAGCAGGCAGGGGGTGTGGCGGGCGATGTCGGCTACATCATGGAGACCTCCGGGGCGGACCTGGAAGCCTACAGCAAGATGGCGGACACGGCCGCCAAGCAATTCGAGCGGTATCACGAGGCCATGAAAGACGTCCGCGTCACGATCGGCGAGGCATTCGCTCCGGCCCTGGCGGACGGTGCCAAGGCGATGGCCGATTTCGTGAAGGACAATCAGCGGTATCTGGAGAGGTGGGCCAGCGACTTTGAAGAGGGTGCGGAGTTCACGGCCGGGGTGATTTGGGATGCGTTCGAGTTCATGGCGCAAGCGCCGGCGGCGTTCCTCGAGAAGCTGAACCAGATATGGGAGGCGATGCAGAAAATCCGAGCGTCCTGGAGTTGGCTGCCGAGTTCCGCTGGTATGCCCCTTGCCGATCCGTCGGAGCCGTCTGGTACCGTTGGCTATGGGCTCTATGGTCCAGAGGTGGACGAAATGATTCGCGCCGTTGCGGAGGGCCGGGCTGGGCCGATTGGTTCCGGCCCATTGTATAGCATGGCTGTCAAGCCAAGTGAACCCGTCAAGAGCAAGCCGGGCCGAAAAAAGCCAGTCTACACGCCGCCGGCAGAGCCCACGGTGGAAACCGGGATGCCCACCTACGGTCGACGGGTGCGGGAAGAGGGCCTGATCGGCGGCGAGGGGGCAGAGGAACTGTCCGAGTCGACGCTGGATGCCCGCGACAAGGTGGACCGGCTCAATGCCGAACTGGTCAAGGAAATGCAGATCATCGGCCGCCTGGAGGACAGCCATGAGCGGGCGGCGAAAATGGTGGAGTACGAGGCGGCGGTACAAGCGGCGTACGGAGATCAGATGAGTGTGGTCCGAGCGAAGCTGGCGGAATACGAGGAACAACTGGATCGGCTGGAGAAGCAGAAGAAGCTCGTCGAGTTGGGCGAGCAGTTCGGCGACACGTGGGGCAGGGCGTTTGAGGACATGGCGGTCGGCGCTCGGGATGCTCGGCAAGCCCTGGATGCGCTGTGGAAAGACGTTGCCCGGATGCTCCTTCGCCAGCGGATCACTGAGCCAATAAGCAGGAGCATCAGCAATGCCTTTGTGGACTACTTCGGCCGCACGCCAGCGGCGACGGATGTGCCAATGGGGGCGACGGACATCTCTTCGGCCGTGCCGGTGGCGCATGACGGGTGGTTGGTGGGGACAACGCCGCCCAGCGTGAGAAACGTTCCGCTGAGCCTGTTTGCCGGCGCGCCACGGTTGCACAACGGCCTGCGATGGGACGAGTACCCGGCGATTCTAAAACGGAAGGAAACCGTGTTGCCGGAGGGGGTGTCGCCGGTGACGTATGTTCCCCAGCCGGTGTTCAACATCACGAACAACTCGTCGGCCCAGGTGGAGGCGCAGCAGACGGGCGTGCAATTCGACGGCCGGCGGATGATCGTGGGCATGGTGCTCAAGGACAAGCGCAACAACGGCCCGATGGCGCGGGCGAATCGGCGGAGGTAGCGCATGGCACAGCCTGTGTATCCAACGTTGGGCGTCAACCCGGATGAGGACGGCTTTGTCCGCGAGCCGGCCCTTGATCCTTCCAGCCGCACGCAGTTGGAAGACGGGGCCTATCTGGTGGTCAAGACCAAGACCAAAATTCCCCTGCGATGGTCGTTGGTCTACAGCCAGTTGAGCAACGCGAACAAGGAGACACTGGACGCATTTTGGGAAGACGACGCCGGCTGTGGGGCGGTGCCGATCAAGTTCACCGACCCGACGAACAGCACGACCTACTTCGTGCATTTTGCAGGCCCGCCGCGGTGCAGCCTGGAGGCCGATGGCCAGAGCACGTGGCGGGTGGAGATCGACTTGATTGAGGCGATAGGGACGTACACGTAATGCCTGAGATGTCAGCCAATTTGACGGCGTTGAAGAACCAGCTTTCCCAGCCGGGGGCATGGGTGTGGCTGTTGACGGTGACGCTGCCCGGTGGCCCGACGTTGCGGTATGCCGCCAACACCGAAGATGTCAGCTACGGGGGCCAAACATACACGGCGTTCAACTTCTCCATCGGTGGGTTTACCTGCGATTCGGAAGGGGAGATTCCCGAGTTGACCATGACTGTAACCAACGTCGGGTATGCGCTCCAGGAGCACATGCGGACGTACGACGGCATGATCGGAGGGACGATCAGCTTCGTGCAGGTCAACACGGAGTATCTGGCGGAGGACTACAGCGAGGACGTGGTGAGCTTTGCTATCGTGGGCACGGGGAACCGCTGGCCGGATGTGTCGTTCACGCTGGGGGTTCCTTCTGCGGCGCGGTATCGCGTGCCGGAGGATCGGTTCAATCCCCATTCGTGCAGACACAAGTTCAAGTGTACGCGGTGTGGGTACACGGGACCGTTGACCACGTGCAACCGCAACCCCGACGACTGTGCGGCCAGAAGCATGTTTCCTGGCAACTATGGAGGCCCTTTGAGCCTGCGGAGAGAGGCGGTGCGGTACGCATGATCCGATTCACACCCAAAGAGCTGGATGCGATCCTCGCCGACTTCCTGGGTAAGCCCTACAAGCGCATGGCCACAGGACCGGACGCCTACGACTGCTATGGGCTGGTCAAGGCGTTCATGGCCCGGCTGGGCGTGGACATCCCCGAGATCGGCAAGGTGGACCCGGCGGACTCGCGGCCGGTGTACGAGCGGCAGCAGACCGACTACATCCGGCTGGACTGGCCGAGGCCGTGGTCGCTGGTGACCTTCTCGGGCAAAGACCTCAACGCGCACATCGGCGTGGTGCTGCCAAACGATAACCTGTTCCTGCACTGTCCGGGCCGGGCGGCGGGCAAGGTGATTGCCGAGCCGCTCTCCCGCAGGCCGTGGCGGGACACGATTGACGGCTACTGGTGGCCCAGGAACCACCTTGAAACGGTTCTTCTGCTCACGCCGATGACCACGAAACGCGCGTGGCAGTTCGTGCGGTGCGATGGGCGCAGCCTGGGTGAGATCATCGAGCAGGACATCGTTGAGGGTCGCGACGTCCAGGTGCAGGCGTTCATCGACGGACAACTGGTTGAACCGGACGATTGGGCACTGATACCGAGTCCGGTCAATCAGCTTGTGATTCGGCCGGTGGTGGGTGAGGGCGAACAGGCATTGATGATCGGCGGGATGTTGGCTTTGTCCCTGCTTGCGCCGTGGGCGGCCGGGGCGATCAATCAGGGATTGGCCCTGGGCCTTGGCAAGGTCAGCCTTGGGATGCTCCAGGCCGGGGTGATGATGGGCGGGGCGCTGGCGCTCAATGCGCTGGTGGGGCCGGGCGAGGGATCGAAGAACGCCAGCCAGCACTACACGTGGGAGCCCCAGACGACGCAGCGGGTGGGCAGCTTCATCCCTTTGGTGTACGGAACGTATGGGGTGCGGGGCAATGTGATTTGCTCCTACGCCACCAGCGAGATCGTCACGGAAACCAATCCGTTCAACAAAGAGACCCAGGTGGACCATGCCATCGATCTGTACTGGTTGAAGATCGCGTACAGCGACGGCCCGATTGACGGGGTGGTGGCGGGCACCGAGCGGTTGAACGGCAAAGACCCCGAGCAGTACGGCGACTCGGACGATTTCGTGCTGGAGCACTTCACGGGCACGGACGATCAGGCGGCGTCGAGCGTGCCGGATGCGTTCGAGATTCCGGTCAACCAGCTTTGCGACGACCCAACGGGAGGGGACAACGAAGTCACGACTACGTTCACGGCGGTCAAGTGCGACAGGGCGGCGGTGGTGCTGCGGTTCCCGAATGGGTTCACGAACTACTCGTCTGACGGGGATCACAACGCGACGACCGTGGACATAACGGTGCGCATCCGTGAATCAGGTGGGACATGGCACACACTGGCAGATGGAGAGATTTGGGGCGACACGACCAAGCCGGTGCGTCTCCATCGGTGGTTCGATGAAACCTACGATGGAGGCAGCGCATTTACGCTGGTGGCCGGGACGACCTACGAGGTGGGGGTGACCCGCAACAACAGTCGCCACCACGACCACGGCGACGACTTCTACTTCGACTGCATCCAGTGTGCGTTCAGCACAGCACAGAAGCACCCCGGACTCGCATACACGGCGATCGGGGCGGCGGCGAGCAAGGACATCAGCGGCGCGATTGACTACTACGCGGTTATCAAGGGCAAGCTGGTCCGGGTGTACGACGGGGAGACCTGGAGCATCGAGTGGTCGGACAATCCGGCGTGGGTGGCGTATGACATCCTGACCCGGCCGATTATCAAGGGCAATGGGGGAGCGGTGCCGTATGCGGTGGAGTCCTACCGCAGGCTTGACCCGAGCCATCTGGTGCTGGATGACTTCGTGGCCCTGGCGGATTGGTGCGACACGCTGGTTGACAACGAAGCCGGGGGGACGGAGAAGCGGTACGTCTTCAACGGCGTCTTCGATGAAGAAGGATCGACGTGGGAGCAGGCGATTCGCGTACTGAGAAGTGCCTGCGCCATGCCCTACTTCCGGGGCAACAAGATCGGGGTGGTGATCGACAAGCCGGGCACGCCGGTGCAGATGTTCAACGTCTCGAACCTGCGCGAGGGGTTCAGCGAGACGTGGATCGACACGTCGGAGGCGGCAACGGTCTACGATGCGGAGTTCTACGACGAGAAGGCCGACTACGGGGCGGAGTCGTGGCCGGTGCCATTGCAGGGGGCGACGCAGGACATCCCCGCGAGCCTGGACTGTTTCGGGCACACGAAACGTTCGAGGGTCTGGCGGTACGCCAGCCGGCAGCTTCGCGTCAACCAGTACATGAAGCGAACGGTGGAGATCCCTGCGTGCCTCGATGCGATCTACACGAATCTCGGCGACATCGTGTACGTCCAGCATCCGAGCCTGCAACGGGCGACGGGCGGACGGATCGTGGCGGTGTACGAGGACGGCGTCAAGATCGACAAACCGTTGACGATGGGGGCGGGGGACTATGCCCTGCTGATTCGCACGCACGATGGGACGGCGGAACGGCTGACGCTGTACGAGGTGGATGAGGTCACAGGGGCCGAAGAGGGTGACAACGACATCGTCAAGATCGTCGGCGAGTGGGAGTACACGCCCAACGTCAACGACCTCTGGACGTTCGGCGAAGAGGTCAAGGTGATCGACCTGTACCGGGTCAAGGG